CATAATCTTTTTCTATATTGGGAACTGTAACTGTTACAGTTGTTGCTGATAATGAACCTGATAAAATAATTGTTTTATTTCGTCCTGCTTCGTCAGTGTATGTTGTAGAAGTTGCATTAGATGTAAATGCTAAAGTTGTATTTCCTGTTAGTGTAATTGTAACTACACCTGCGATTGCATTATCTATTTCTTGTAAATTGACGTTAGTTAATTCTCCCCATGTTCCGGAGTTTTCACCTGTTGCCTGAAGATTTAATCCTAAATTACTAAATGTACTTGCCATATTAGATTTCCTATATCACTTTTATTAAGTTATATCAACCCAAGTTTGTCCTGTTATTGGGTTTATAGCAGACCAGCTTTGACCTGTTGTTGGATTTATAATATTCCAGCCATATATAATAGGGCTTCCTACGCCTACTGTCAATAAACTTCCTGTAGGCACTACAACCGCTTTTGTGGATATTGTAAGAGTTCCAGTACCAACTGTTACTTGATTTCCTGTTACATGATAAATAGATGCAATATTAACTGTACCAATACTTACACCTACACTTGATCCTGTAGCTGTAACTCCTAATCCTAGTGAAAAATCTACTGTTCCTGTATTTATTTCAGTTGAAGATCCATCAACATCTATATTTGCTTTGCCTTTTATTAACGCATCGCCGATAGATGTTACAACACTTGAACCTGTTACTTCAATAATTGTTGGTAAAGCAACTGTAACTTGCCCCGTTCCTATTTGAACGCTTGATCCTGTCGCTGTAATTACTTGATCTAATTTAAATCCAACTGTTCCAACAGCCACATCTAATTCTTCACCAACAACAGCATCTGTTACTGATCCGCCGGCAATGATATTTGGACTTTGTATTAATATATTTAATAAATTTGTATTTGCATCAACATTTGATTTAGCAGTGATAATTGCATTACCAATTGTTAAGCTTAAACCATTTCCAGTAACTTCAACAATTGCTTTACCAACAAAAGTTATTGTTCCAGTTGAAACTTGTAAATCATTTCCTGTTAATGAAACTTGAGCTTTACCTGATACTAATGCTGTGCCTGAATTTAATGATAGAGCGTCAATTGGAACTGATTCATTCCACGCTCCTTCGCCCCACGTAACGCGGCCCCAACCTTGAGAGATACCAACATCTACAACTACGTCAATAGTTTGTTGACCCCACTCACCTTGATTCCACGGATATATACCCCAAGTATTATTAGCCATAATTTATGGCAAACCTACTACGAAATTCTTATGATTGCACTCGTAGAGTTAGCTGCTGGGAATTGAATAGTAAAGTCGCCGTTTGTTGAAGTTTTATTACCACCAAAATCTAATACTACAACTGCTTTACCAGAGTTTGTCGTATTATAAATTAATGCTGCAGAAGCAGTAAGTGTAGCTGTTGAAAAAGTTACATCATTAAAATCTACAAATGCAATATTTTGCGCAACTACTGGTGAAATATTTACAAGTGAAGCTCCAGTCGCTGTATAACCTGTACCAGTAACTTCGTTAGTAGTTGTATATGCAGTTGTTGCTGCAGAAAAACCTGTAACAGTTGAATATAATGCTAATTTAAATGTGTCGCCTGTGCTTGCTGTAAAATCGTGAATTGCTTCAAAAAGTTCTTCTTTAAAACTATCTGGTACTATATTTGCCATATTAACTCCTTATTATTTACTTGGTGGTGGAGAGTCTACCACAACACGTGGTTCTCCGTCAACATATTCGTCTCTTCTTCTTCTACCTGTTTGTTCAACACCGAAAGATTCTCTCGCTTGTTGATATGATTGTTCGTAAACTTGTATCATATTATCAGGACCTTTCAAGTATTTATATGCTTCTACTAAAGAACCGTAAAGAAGTAAATCTTGGGCAAAAGTAGATATATAAGTAGTTGAAGTTGTTGAACTACCAGCAGTTATAGATGTTCCTTGTGAATAATAAGCAATATTAATTCCATAAACTGTATTAGGTGTTGGAGCTACAAACCAAGTTGTTTCATTAAAGTTTGCATAGAACCTTGGCTTTGCATAGTAAGTAGAATTACCGGGAAGATTATTAAATTCTGCCATGTAAGAACTATCTTTTTGTTCTACAATAGAAGCTTCATTTGTTACCGGAGTAATCATTTCAACATATCTAATATTACGAAGTCCAGATGGTACAGAAATTGTAGTTGTTCCAGCTGTTGTTGCAGCACTTGCATATAATCTAAAAGCGTCAATATTTAATTCTCTATAAATTCTATTTTCTGCATTTTGTACAACTACAGAAAGAGTAGAATCAGATAATCCATTACTATCTACTTCTGTGTAGTTTCTAATTTGAGTTACTAATTGTGAATAAGTTAGTGCCATATTATATTGTCTCCGCGGTCGCCGATCCACCGCCAATGGTTGTCGTTAAAGAACCAGTTCCTGACGATGCGTTAAAACTATAATTATCTAAATTAACAACTGTTATACTATATCCAGTTGACGTTGTTAAGACTGATTGTTGAAATCCTGAAGAAGTTAAAAATGAATTAACTACTGTTAAATTTTGAAATTTAACTGTATCTGCTGTAGTTTTACCATGACTAGGTTGATTAACTTGTATAGTTGAACTATTTACAGTTACTAAAAAAGCATTATTAGGTAATGCAACTGCTGAAGGACCAACTGAAGGTTGTCCTCCAAAGTTCCCGCCCGCGCCCGCGAGAGTTTGACCATTAATAGTATATTGATTCGTATTAACTACTGTTAATGAAAATCCAAGTGTTGTATTTAACATTGCGTTAGTAAATCCATTAACTGCATTTACATTTGTAAATATAATTTTATCTCCTGTTGTTTTTTCATGACCAGGTTCGTTTACTAAAATAGTAGAACTTCCTGATGTTGATAACAAAGGATTAAAAGATAATAACACAACCGATAATGGTTCAGTTCTGTCTGGTCTTGCATTTAATAATCCTTGCGGATCGTTGCCTGGTACTTTTGGCTCTAATTGAGGTTGTTTAGGTTCGTATTCTGAAGTGTGAACAAAGGATCCATTCCACTCGGTTACCATTTCGTCGTACGGAAACCTTTGTCCAGATCGATCTGATATGGCGTAAGACTTCTTACCTGTAGCAAAAGTTGTCATTATACACCATCTCCATAGAATGTTTTTGGTGATATAAATAACGAGGTGCGTTGACCGTCTTCTTGTAAAGCTCTTTGTAATTCATCTTCATAAATTAATTTTAACATTTCAGTTTTTTCTGGTCGGTATGTAATACTTAAATAATAAGCTAGTCCTGAAGTTAAACATGGTAAAAATCTAAATACAACATCTGGAGTATTGGTATATCTTCCACCATCTTCAATTCTTGCAAGATAATAAAATTTTAATTGAAAATTACTTGGTGTGGATGTACTAGAAAATCCAGATCCTGGTGTTTGGTATAAAAATATACTTGGACTGTAAGTTCTTTGTACGTAATATTGTGAAGGTGTTCCTTGAGATAATTTATTAGGTAGCGCTGCATAAGCAGATCTGTCTATTTTAGTTAATGAAGTGTCAGTTGGTGATGAAGCATTAGGTGAAGTATTATTTCTAATATAAGCTTCTAATACATCGTTAATATCGTTTGGATAATTTGTAGGATCAGTAGTATAGTTATATTCAGCTTGGCCCAATACTAAAGGGATCGCGGCTAATTTAACTTTCCATAAATGAACGCCTCTATTATCCCATTCGGATAATAAAATATTTAAATTTCTTCTTGCTGTTTTTAAATGATTACCGGATCTAGCTGTTCCAATACCTACACGTCCATAAGCTTCATCAAAAAGCTCATCTAGTTCAAGATTGAAACTTGTAGTTCCAGAGGTAGTCATCTACTCTCCTATTTATCTATAAATAATACTGCCGTTAATGCTGAAGCGTTAGCTGTTACACCAATACCATCTACAATTCCAGTTCCATTATTTTGGGAATATAAAACTCCATCTTCTGGAATATTTAAAGTTTCAGTTTGTCCTGCTCCAACAGATACTGTAAAAAATACTTGTGTATTAGTTGAAGAACTAACAGTTGTAGCATTTGCTAAACCATTAATAATTAATGTTCCCGAA